GACATCCGCATCGCCCGGCTGGAGCTGCGCGTTCCGCTGGCCGAGACGGTCACCGTGGCGGTGGCCGAGACGGCGGCGGCTGGCGACAGCGTGGCCGCGCAGGCCGAGCTGCCGGCAGCGCTGGCCGAGTCCGCCGCTGGCGCCGAGGCGGTGGCAGTGGAAGGCGGCGCGACCTCGAGCGCCACGCTGGCCGAGTCCGCGGCCGGCGCTGGCCAGGTCGTCGCGCAGGTCGAGGCCTCTGCCGCGCTGGCCGAGTCCGCTGCCGCCGGCGGGGCAGTCGCGGCCGAGGGCGCGGGCGAGGCCTCGGTCGCCGAGAGCGCCGCGGCCGCCGACACGCTGGCCGGGCAGCAGGTGAGCAGCGCCGCGTTGTCCGACAGTGCCGCCGGTGCCGACAGCCTGGCCGCGTTCGCCGCGCGTGCAGCCGACATCTCCGAGGCGCTGGCCGCGGCCGATGCCTACGCCGCCGACATCGAGCGCATCGCCGAGCTGATCGAGGCGGCAGCCGGCGCCGACGTGCTGGAGGCCTCGGTCAGTTTCGCGGCGGCATTCGCCGAGAGCAGCGCCGGCGGCGTCGAGCTGGCAGCCCAATCAGGTACCGCGGCCGCCTTGACCGAGGCAGCGACGGCCGGCGAGACCCTGGCCGCCGAGGATGTTTTCTTCGTGCAACCGACGCACCTTTTCCGCCTGGCGCCGGAGAACCGAATCCACCGACTGCCCCCAGAGAACCGAATCCACCGCCTGGCTCCCGAGAGCCGAATCCGCCACCTACCGCCCGAGAAACGAATCTACCGACTGGCGCCAGAGCGCCGCATCTACAGGATCCCGCGGAAATGAACTTCGCCATTCTGCCCAACGGCCAACTGGCCATCGTGAAGGATCCGCAGGCGAGCCTCGTCTACGGACTCGACGTTGTCGACACGCTCGCGCCCGGCGACGCGCTCGCCGGCGCCACGGTGCCGGCGTCATCCGGCGTGACGGTCGGCACCCCGGCCGTGAGCGGTTCCGTCGTCAGTGTGCGGGTCAGCGGCGGCGCGGTTGACGCCGCTGCGTCGATGACGCTGCGCTGGACGACCGCCGGCGGCGACACCGACGAGCGGACGATCAACTTCCGGATTGCGCAGCGGTAGGCGACGGGTCTACACTCACGCTGTTTGGAGGTGGCGATCCGCGCGTTCGGTTACCAGAACCTCCCAAGAGCCCGGCTTTCGCGAGCGCGGGCTTTTTACTTTCTGAACCAGATGAGCGATGACCCCGCTCGGTACTTGCTGAGCGTACGCGCGAAAACGTCGTAGGCCGAAACGCCAACCCATTGGCTGCGGACCTGCCGAAAGACGATCGCCGCGTAAATCTCACGACGCGGCATCGAGTAGCCCCCAAGCAGCAGAATTTCGCGCGCGGCGTTCGGCGCAGCTTCGACCTCGCGCACTTCAGCGGGGTCAATCAACGTGTCGGCGAGGAAAAGCAACCACCGCGCCCGGTCTCCCTTGCCGATCTTCCAGCCGCCGCCCTGCTTCAGGAACAGCGATCGATCCGGCCCGACGCTGTGCCCCGTCTCGGCCATCCATCGCGCCTGCTCGATCCGCTCTTGCACTGCTGATTGAAAGAGCGTGTATAGCTGCTCCTGCGAATAGGTCGCGGCCTGCAGCTCACGCAGCGCGCCGGCCGGCTTCAATTCGGGGAACGCACCATCACGCTGCAGCACGGTTTCTGACTGCGCCATCCGATCGCGCGCCGGCCCTTCGTCGCAGTGCACCCCGCGCGCCCGCTTGTTGGGCGCGAAAGTCAGTCCGCAAGCGTCGCGCCGCGCCCGGATGACCGAGATCAGGTCCTCATTGCCGTCGAGCGGATCGCCCTCCCATCCCGCATCCGGCTCGACGCCGGGATCGTCCTTCGGATAGCCGCGCGCTCTGGCCTGCGCCTCGGTCAGCGCGATCCGCGAGCAGCGGCAGTTGTGGCCACAAGGCGGCGAGTGCCACTTCTTCCAGATCGGCGCACCGATGGGGGCGATGTGCCCGTCCATCGCCGCGTGCGTCGGCCGGGTGCGGCTGTCGTTGATGGCGTCCCACATCAGGAACGGGCGTGCCGCCGCGTCCTCGCGCTGCTGGATCGTGCGGCCGATGCCGTAGTGCGTCTGCACCGCGTTGCGGAAGATCAGCTCGCGCCTGGCCCGCCCGAGACTGAACACGTCGGGCGCCGCGTCGCGCACCGTGCGCTGCCACTCGGCGAATGTCGCACCGCCGGCCGTGGCCTCGGCCAGGCTGTCGGCCGCGGCCTGGGCCTGGTCGAGCGCCGCCAGGCCGGCGATGGCGAAGCCGCGGGCCCGCACCGCCTGCAGCCGGGGGCCGTAGAACTCGGCCGGCAGCATTGCCTTGCGCGCCCGCGCCCAGGCGATCGCTTCGTCGAAAGGCACGTCGAAGTCGAGCTGCAGCGCGTCGCCGCGATCGAAGGAGGCCGGACGCGCGGTCACGTGCGCCGCTCTTCTGCGGCCACGTACCCCAGAACGGCCGCCGCATAGCTGGCGCGGTCGAGCGTCGCCTGAAAGCGCGGGTCGGCCTGCGACACCAGCGCCGAGAGGCGGCTGCGCAGGTCGTCCTCGTCGCGCGCCGCCAGGACCGCCGCCCGGATTGCCTCCGGAGGGATCGGGTCGCCCGCGGCCAGCCGCGCCAGACCGTCCTCGATGCCCTGCTGGACAGGCGTGAAGCGCCGCTGTGGCGCGAACGATGCTGGAACGGCCCCGGGCCCGTTCGCGCTGCCGATCGCGCGTCCTGCGTCATCCTGCGCGGCCGGCGCAGCCTTCGGCTCGACCATCGTGAACTCGTTCATCTCCAGGTCGTAGCGCTCGGCGATGTACTCGGCGCTCAGGCGCACGCCCACCTTCTCGACCAAGATCGCATCGCGGTCGGCGCGCTCGCGCTCCAGGCCGGTATCGTCGGCCATCACGAACCGCGGCGCCTCGCCGCCGTGGCCGTTGAACTGCCACAGCGCATCGACCAGTCGCTGCACGGTGCGCGAGACCAGGCGCAGGTCGGCGTTGCGGCGATCGGCGCGGACGCTGTCGGCCACGAGCGCCGCGGCGTAGCTGCCGCCGGTCGAGGCGTCCGTGGTCAGCGTCTGGCCGAGGATCGTCTTCTGGAAGCGCCGGCAGATCACCGCGTCGAAGGCCTCGAAGTGCCCGGTGCCGGCGGCGGCTTGCACGGCGCTCACCTCGTCACCGTTTCCGACCGCAAGCGCGCTGCCGGCGAGTGCTGCCGCCAAGCTATCGGCCATAGCCTGGGCATCGCCTGCGGTCTTGCCCAGCAGCAGCGGCGTGCCGTAGCGCTCCAGCCAGCGCAGCCAGTACTGCCAACCGTGCTGCCGGAAAAACCACGGCCAGTAGACGCGACTCAACAGCGCCTCGCCGTAGTGGTTGCGGGAGCTGCCCTGGCGCACCGTCAGCAGCATCTTGCGCGGGTCCATCGGCTCGCCGTCGACGGGGCCACCCGGACGCTTGAACCGCGCCGTGATGCCGTCTTCTGCTGGCGCAAACCACTCCATAGGCCGCTCGGCGATGAAGGCGATGCCGGCACCGCTGCCGAGGTTGCGATACACGACCTCGGCGACGCTGTAGCCGTAGAACACGGCGCTGTGCGCGGTCCGCAGCAGCGGATCCATGTGCGGCGCCAGCTCGTTAGTGATCGCCTTGCGGTGCCGCTCCGCGCCGCCCTCCAGCCGCCATGGCGTGCCGAGCACGGCCTCGCGCCGGGTGTCGATCGCTGCCGTGATCTCGTCATCCATCTCCACGGCGCGCAGCTGGTGCCGCTGGATGCCCGCGCGGCGAAGCGCCTCGTCTGGATCAGGCATCGTCGCCATGAATGAAAACATCCGCTCGAGCGTCGCCTGCTCTCTGGTCATCGTCGCCGGCGCGGCGAAGCGACTGACGGCCGCGGCCCGCGGCGCGAACAACCTGGCTACCGACTGCATCAGGTTCATGTGGATATCCTTTCTTCGTCCTGGAACAGCCCTGACTGAACCGTGGCCGCCTTGTCTGCGCGCTCAATCCGCAGGATGCTGCGGACGTGGCGCTCTGTGAGATTGAAACGCAAGGCCAGTTCGGCCTGTGTCTCTCCTGAGAGGTAGCGGTTGACTATCTCCTCGTTTCTCCGAGCCAGCAGCCAGGACAGGCACCTCGCTATGGCCAGCGGGCCGACGCCGAGGGCCGCCACCAGGCGCGCGTGCGCCTCCGTCCCGACGGCATTGACGAGCGGATCGCGTGGCCCGGTGTTGGCCGCAAGGAACACGGTGGTGCCGCCAAAGCGGGCGGCGAGCGATATCGCGGCATCGAAGCCGATCGCGTCGATGATGGGCTGCATGCTTTTCACCAGCGACGCGGTCATGCGAAGCTAGGCAGCCGGACGCGCTCGCCGGCGACCGCGACGCGGCCGGCGCCCATCGAAGACAGCGCGGCGAATGCGTAGCTCGCCGCGTCGACCATGTCGTCGTGCTTTCCGACCGGAAACGCCAGAAGCTCCTGCTCGAACTCGCGGGGCAGGTCGGGTGCGTGGTAGACGAGCCCCTGCTCGTAGCGCGCAGCCAGCGGCTGGAAGCGCGTCACCTTGTCGCGGTCCGGCTTCACGCCCCGCACCGGCAGCATCGTACGGCGCAGCAGCTCCTGCACCGCAGCGGCCTGGTACTGGACGGCCTCGACGGCGATCACCGTCGGGCCCCAGGTTGCGGCCAGTGCCTTGATCCGCTCGATCGCGCCGTGGAAGCCGGTGCGCAGGCGTTCCACGTGGAGCAGGTAGATCCGACCGTCGGCGTCCCGGCTCATCACCGCCAGCGCGGTGTAGTCGGCGCCCTCTTTCTCACTGATCGCCAGGTCGACGGCCAACACGCACGGCAGCGCGGCGGCCGGCGACCCGACGCGCAGGTACTCGCGGCGCACCAGCGCGCCGGCGGCCGAGACGAACTCGGCGCCGTACTCGCGGCGGAACGAGATCGCCGGCAGATCACGGCGGGCCCGCTCGACCTCCTTTGCGTCCCAGTACGGCGAATCCCAGGTCGGGAACTGCCACGAGGCGACGTCAGGATCGGCGCCCTGCCCTTCCTGCCACAGCCTGTGAAACCAGGAGCCCTCGAGGCGCGGCGACGACACCAGCAGCGCCTGGCCCTTGCGCACACCGAGCATCGGCGACAGGACGTCGCTCCACAGGTACTCCTCGCAGTAGTCGGCCTCGTCGACCGTCACGAAGTCGAGCGTGCCGCCGCGCAGGTTGTCCGGCCGCTCGGCCGACTTGAACCACAGCTCGCCGCCGGCGCGGCTGACGATGCCGCGGTCGCCGAGGCGAACGTCGAGCGCGTCAGGCGCGGCGCGCACGATGGCCCCGGCCAGCTTGCGGACCAGGCGCCAGCCAATCTCGCTGGCCTGATAGGTCGGCGCCACCCACCAGCAAGCGGCGCGCTCGTGCAGCATCGCCCGCACCGCCATCCAAGCGGCAAGGCGGGTCTTGCCCCACTGGCGGCCGGTGACCAAAATCCGTAGGCGCGCCGTGCTGTCGGCCACCAGCCGCTGCGACGGATGCAGCGGCGGCAGCTTGACGCTCAGTCGAGTGCACGGCGCCGCGCTCACCAGGTCAGCAGCAGCTCGACGCTGCCGGAGTGCTCGTGCCGCTCGGTGAAGTCGCCCTGCGCCTTGCCGAGCAGTTCGGACGCCTTCAGCCGATCGCGCATGTCGGCTTGCGTCTCCTCGCCCCGGAGCACCGCCGACCAGAACCGCTGGCGCTCCTCGATGGTGGCGATGTCGCTGGCCTCGCGCCCGGCCATCAGCTCGGCCAGTGCCGCCGCGATCGTAGGCTTCCGTAAGTTCTCCCGGCCCTGGGGGTCCGGGCACTTGTAGCCAGCGGCCCGCGCCGCCGCGGTCGCGTTGCCGCACTTGGCGTACTCGCGCACGAACCGGCGCTGGCGCTCGGTCAGGCCACCCTTGCCGGCCATGCCAGATACCTCCGCAGTTCGCCGATCGCCTCCTCCGCCCCGGCGCAGATCGCCGCATGCCACCCGGAGGCCTTCAGAAGCCCCAGGAAGCGTTCCTGCGCATCGGAGGCCCGACCACTCTTCCGCCGCTTCATTTCGAGCGCCAGGCCCGCGTACGGGCCTCTGGGCACGGGTAGCAGCAGGTCCGGCACGCCGGGCCGCACGCCGAGCCACTTCAGCTTCGCCGCCGTGCGCGGATCGCGCGCCTCGCCGTTGGGCACGTGAAACAGCAGCTCGAGCTCCGGGTACTTGCGCTGCGCGTAGGCCGCCCAGGCGATCACGGCGCCCTGCTCCTGGGCTTCGGTTGCGACCGCGCGTACTCCGCCAGCCGGTCGAATGCGTCCTCGCCGATGCTTCGGCGCACGTGCTCCACCATCGCCTGGCGCTGGGCCGAACGCTCCGGGGTCGAGCGGATCAGCCGCCGGCAGCAGTCCGGGCAGCTCAGCAGGTACAGGCCGGAGTTCGTCTCGCACGTCGAGCAGTCCTGCCCGGTCACTCCGCCGAGTCGAGCAGCAACTGCATCTGCTCGGTCTGCGCCGCCAGCTTCTCGCGCTTGTCGGAATCGGCCGCCGCGGCCACGTACTTGCGCAGCACCGCCGGCGCGATCTGGAGCTTCTCGGCGACATGCTTCACCAGGTCGGAGAAGGCCTCCGCGTGGTCGCGGGCGATCGTGTGCGCGTTCACCAGCTCCGGCATGACGCGGCGCAGCGCGGTCGCGTTCAGTCCGGCCGGCGTGTCCGTCTCGACGTTGCGGGCTTCGGTTGCGGTTTGCGGTTGCAGCATGGCGGTTCCTTGGGCAGGTCAGAGGATGTTTTGCAGCCACTCCGGCTTCTCGTAGCCGAGCTTCGGGGGCGGCTTCGTGAGCGGCGCGCGCTCATGCCGCACCCAGTTGCGCCAGGTCGCAAACCAGTCGGCCTTGCGACCACGCTGACCCGGCTGCGCCGCCCAGTGGTCGACGAAGCGAAGCCAGGCGTCGTCAGGGTCGAGATCCGCCCTGGCGTCGACGGCCCAAGCCCGCCACTCGCCCGGCAGGGCGTCGAGCGCCAGCCGTGTGCCGCGGTCCGGGGGTTTGCCTAGGGGTTTTCCAGCAGCAGGCGGAGCCGAAGGCGACGCAGGGTGTTGCGGTTGTCGCGTTGTGTCACATTTCGGCAAGGGGGGGACTACAGGGGGGTTTATTACTTCTGCTTCTGCTTGCCGTGATTTCGCGTTACTTCGCGTTACTTGCGCGACAGACCGTGACGTGGCGTTACTTTCAAGCGCTGTAGCGTTACTTTCAGGCGCAGTCACGTGCCCGTCACGTGCCGTCACGGCGCGCAGTTGTTCGCGGTGCCTCTGCTGGCGGGCGCGGTTCTGTTCGCGCACCGTTTCGGCGTCCACCATCATCCGGTAGCGCCGATAGTTGACGATGCGCCAGCCCCAGGGACGGTGCCCGTCAAGGCGTTCGATCCGCCGGCCGTCCTGTTCCGGGCTTCGGCTGTACTGGTCCGGCGCCTCCAGGACCTCAAGGCCCTCGCGGAGCACGTCCAGCGGTATCGATGTGCGCGCTGCCAGAGCATGCGGTGTCATGTCCAGCACGCCATCCGCATCGCACAGGATGATCATTTGCTGGAATGTCACGATCGCCTTCCAGTTGCCGTAAAGGCTGCCGTCGAACATCGACGCGAAAATCTTCCCGTACACGCCATCACTCCCAATAAGC